AGGTCTGGCGTCAGGTCTGGAGTCAAACTAATGGAAAATAACAGGAATCAGGTCAGGGGTCAGGTCTGGCGTCAGGTCAGGAATCAGGTCAGGGGTCAGGTCTGGGATCAGGTCTGGGATCAGGCCGTGGGTCAGGTCGGGGATCAGGTCTGGGGTCAGGTCGGGGATCAGGTCTGGGGTCAGGTCGGGGATCAGGTCAGGAATCAGGTCAGACTGGTGCATTTGGGGCTTCCAAAATCAGGTCTGGAGTCAAGCTAATTAATGGATATTATTATGGAGTTGAGAAATGAGTGAATATAAAACAAAAGATGTTATTATGGGTTGGGTTTTTTTGATAGGTTTTGCGGTTGCAGGATTCTATCTGGGCAGAGTAACCAATGAACCATCAAATGCACCAGTAAAGGAAATGATCGACGGTAACTCTAAGATTATTCATGATGGCGATGTACCAGAAACATATGAACAAATACTGAAAGACCAACGAGAAATTGACCAGTCACTGCGAGCCTTGGGGTTCGGTCATATCTTTATGGAGGAGGCACTTGGACAAATTCTTGAAAAAATTAAAGAATCCCACTTGACAAATCAGTAAACGTAGACTATAATATAAGAAAGGAGAAAACAAATGTTTCACGATTTAAAACTAGCATACAAGCAGATGCTAAAAAAAGCAACTCATATTGCAGATAACGATGGCATACATATAAGTTTTCCAGAAGATGTGTTCGCAAAATTCGAACAAGAATATAACTTATGCTTTATAGAGCCAGAGGACGATCACCTATTCCGTGGCTGGCAAGATAATTATGAGGAAAACGATGAGGGATAGCGGAATGTCAGACAGTTCCTTCTACAGATTTCAGGATAAGATCCAGAAAAAGATGAAGAAGGCTACTATGAAGTTAGATTCAGAGATTGACAAGTAAGCACTCAAAGCGAGATTCAAGAGGAATACAAAACCAGCAGAACGCAAGAAAACATTGTGGGAAAGAATTAAAGGTTATTTTTATGTCAACTAGATTTGATAATCGTAGTGTTAGCACTTTCAAGAAAGACATCAAGTTTGGCACAATGCTGGAAAAGTATTTCTTTCACCAGTGGCTAGAAACTGCAAAGATCCGCGACCCCAAACTCTCATGGGAAAATAATGGTTGCGGTAATGACGGTGAATTCATCGCCAAGGGTAATACCGCTGGTGCTGATTACAAGGTTAATGATGTACCATTGGAAATTAAATGGGTTCCAACTGCTGGTAAGTTCACCCTTAAAGAGAATGATCTAAAAGCCTACATTCGTGAGGCAGCAGACATTCTGTTCATCTATAATACTGGAAGTGCAAACCTTAGAAAACCAAAAGATTATGACCTTGCCCGTCACATTGAACTAATTGAAGATAACGCATCGGACATTCGATGGGGCATCATGCAGTCGCACGATGTTATTAAATTGTACAATGACGCTAAAGAAAACAACCTATTCAAGCCGATACCTTACATGGGAAACAAGTCAGGTGTTGTGTTGAGGTCAAAAGACTTTCATAAATATTTCGTGGAGAGAGAATGGACAACAAAGTAGAACTGTTAGGGCATTACGGATCAGACGAAGTGATCGCCTGTTCAGCATGGACAAGCACAAGTAGGAATTTGACAGACGAGAAACGAGCGAGAGTGCAATCTCTGATTAACATGCTTTGGATAAACGGGCATGAGACCCCTTTTGAAAAAGGGGTTGTCCACTTTTTAGTTGATACAGATATAGCATCGCATATCCATTTGCTCAAACATCGTATTAGTAGTCTCAACGCTGAGTCAGCACGTTATAAAGAATTAAAAGAAGATAAGTATTACCTGCCGGAAGATTGGGAAGGCATAAATGTCAAAGATGGAGTTATAAATCCTCTTCCGTTGGTTCCTCACGGATTACACGATACAAGGAACAGCACTTGGATTGAAGCATTGGAAAGCTATACACAGTTAGGCAACAGGCTCTATCACCAATGTATCAAAGACCTTGAACCAGTATTGGGACGCAAGCGAGCAAAAGAGTCAGCACGATTCTTCAAGACTTACAACTCGCAGATTCAGGCTGATGTAATGTTTAATATGCGTAGCTTTGCCAACTTTATCAAACTTCGTAATTCTGAACATGCACAAAAAGAGATTCGTGAGATCGCACAACAGATGTGGGATTTGGTTGCCACTATCGAAGGCGAACCATTTAAGTTTACACTACAAGCAATTAAAAACGGGAGAAGCTGATGTGGGAATACAAAGCAATAGTTGATAGAGTGGTAGACGGAGACACGGTTGACTTTTATGTTGATCTAGGGTTTAGTGTCCGTATGAAGATACGGGCTAGACTTGCTGGCGTTGACACGCCCGAACGAGGACAGCCTGATTTCCTAGTTGCTACCCAAAGATGCAGAGAGCTACTAAACAAAGCTGCGGCTTCTTTTCCTTATGAGGGCAAAATAGTAATCAAGACAGAAAAGACAGGTAAGTATGGTCGCTGGATTGTACACATCCAAGGCGTAACCGACGAATTGGCGAGGATTTGGCCTTATGAGGAGAAGAAATGAGTTACAGTTCTTACAAGTCAGACGCTATTGATGCACTACGCAACAAGGCTGAGACAGACCGTTATCAGGCATTGACCTCCCTGAAGATTATGTTGCGTCATCCAGCCGGTATTGGAGATCACAGTACGACTGATCTGCACAATAATCTGAATGAGGCTTTGTCTCAGTTGGCAGATGCAGATGATCGACTTGAAACACTTAAAAAATATTACAAGGAATTGCTGGATTAAGGTGTATAATCATGAAAGTATATGTCATCGTTTCGATTACAGCAGAGGGCAAAGTTCTTACTAACTTTTCAGTAGAACCAGTTGGTATTTGCTCAACACTTGAAAAAGCATTGGAATATGTTAATGAATTAGAAGCAAATACATATCAAGATCCCAAAATGTTTAGCGAAACAGCTTATGACATATTTGAGTTTGAGGTAGACAAAGAGCCTGTGCTTTTGGATTGGCTAAAAAAAGAGAAGAAAATCTTAGAAGAAAGCGTACAACAGTCTATTATGGAATTGATGAAAAAGGGCTTAGTAGACCAACTGATTGGTGAAGATGGTCATTTCTACTATACTCTAACAGACTCAGGTAAGGAAACCATGAAAAGTATTCCAGAACAGATCAAAAAATTATTTAGAAAATAGGGTAATACACTTGACAAATCGTGTTTGCTAGTATATAATAGATGTATGTCCGATTAACAATTTTGATGAGGTTCTTAATTAGATCAGTTTGATCTATACAATGAGTGAAGTCGGAAGCCCCAGCACGTAGGTACGACGATAAACCCAGATATGTCTGGAGATAATAGCTGGTGAGTGATTAGACAGATGGACAACACTAGACTCGCGGGTGAAAATCCCGCCATTCACTATTTGCTACTTTAGCTCAATCGGCAGAGCAGAACATTTGTAATGTTCAGGTTGTGGGTTCGACTCCCACAGGTAGCTCTCTGGCTTTGCCAGATATGATTGTAGATGTTGTTGCTAAAATCATTCTGGACACGGGGTGCGACTCCCCGTATGGTCCACCAGAAGCACACTACCGTGATCGCCAGAACTCGACTGGTAGTTCAAATATCAAGTCGAAATGGTATTTGAGCGATGGTCATACGATCTTCCGAAAACGAGTGAGTAGGTTGAGAGTAGTGTGTTTCTGATGGGCCATCGTAGATTTGACAGGTGACGTAGGTAATAGCTGCAATCGGAAGTTGATCGAAGGGCTTCCAGTTGTTTGTTGTTGATTTATGTGTCTTAAACCTCAGAAGTTTTAGAGTCCGCATTGAGATATATAAATCAACAACAAACAGTTTAAAAATCGATCAAACAGTAAATGCAGAACCTTGTTTTGCTCTGGCAGCGTAAGCTGTCTGGGGAGTCGCCTCGTCCTTATCATCCAAACGGGGCTTATTGGAGGTTATTATGTCAGAGAAACTTATTTTGTCTTATTTAATGCAAGAAAATCGACCCGATGATTGGGATAATATGTTCTTTGCGACTGCAACTTTATGGTCGCGTAAGAGTCATGATTCCGAAACACAGTGCGGTTGCGTATTAGTAAAGAATAAAACAATTATAGCGACAGGTTATAATGGTTTCATCAGAGGAATAGATGACTTCGTGTTGCCTAATACAAGACCTGCTAAGTATCCATTTATGATTCACGCAGAGGCTAATGCTGTTTATAATGCTGCTCGCGAAGGGCAATCTACAATGGGTGCAAGAGCTTATATTACGGCTATCCCATGCCGAGGATGCTTACAAATGCTCTGGCAGTGCGGTATTCACGAAATCTACTACACCAACGTATCTTCACCAAAGTCGTGCATGTGGAGTGATGGATATGATGAAATACTAAAACAGATTGAGGATAGGATTGAGTTCAAGTTCTTTCCTAAGAATTACCTATGTAATTACGCACTTATTGAATCGGCAGAAAACTTTGAAAATTTATAAAAAAGCACTTGACAAATCGCGGTTCGTAGACTATAATATAGTAAACCGAGACAAAACCCAGTAAAACATTTTACAGGAGTAGAAAGAAATGCCGAGTATGGCGGAGATGGTAGAAGCACATCTAATGAATGTGCAGCGTGAGATTGCAACCCTAGAAGAAAGAAAGGTTGTTATTGATTCAGAGATTGATAAACTGAAAAGTTATCTATCAGAGGGTTCAGCTACTCTAACAGAAGCAAAGAATACACAACCTGTGAAACAGGATGCACCCGCATCCACAGTATTTAGTCCCAGTTTAGGAGGATCTTAATGGAAAGTAATGAGTTTTATACGGCACTCACTCGATTGCCAAACAGTTATTTTAGCACAGAAGGTGAGCTTACAGGTTCTATCGCTGGCGGTCAGCACCGTGGCGAAACAGTAAACCCAGTAACCGCAGTCGCATACAAGACTACGGGTACGGTTTATGGAACCAACAAACGGGAGACTCTTCGGGCTGGCAAAGCCTTGGGTTTGAACCGACACTTTACTGAAACAGTTTACAACGCGATCACGGGCGTTTCAAATCGTGGTAACACACAAGTAGTACGTGGAAAAATTCGATCAGCTTTAGGAGTTTAATTATGAATCAGAATTGTTGGAATGGTGCAGGACGGTTGACTAAGGATGCAGACTTCGGTGAAACCAAAAAAGGTACACCAATGTCTAAGTTTCGCTTGGCAGTAAATGATCGTCGAAATGACGACACATTGTTTATTAACGTATTGTGCTTTGGAAAGATGGCAGAGAACCTCAATCCCATGCTCACCAAGGGTCGTCTAGTTTCGATCACAGGAAAGCTCAAGATTGACGATTATGAGGACGAGAATCAGCAGAAGAAGAGTTCTGTTTGCATCATGGCAGACGAGATTTCTCTTGGGCCTGATCCTTCAACAATCACTCCAAGGAGCCAATCGTAAATATATGGAGTGGGTAGCTCCCACCCATAGGAAGGTGACTGAACGATCTAGGTCGTAAGCTAGATAAGGTATCCGAATCTTGAGGAACGGGCGAGTGCTTGACCAGAGAGATAGGAGTGCAAGGCCACTTGACTACTTACGGTAGTGCCGAGTTGTGGGTAAAAAGTAAATCCCACCCTTCCATTTTTTACAACTTCTTGGCTAACAGTCAGGTTAAACGACTACCTCCAAAAACAGCCAAGACTAAACCCTGTCGAGCCGGATGCTTGACGGGGTTTTTTTTTCTGAAAATTCCTAAAGTCCACTTGACAAATAGCCGATGTATGGTATAATAGAGGAAATTCAAATCACTTCAGTCTAGGAGAAAATCAGTGTCACCGGAAACATTAATGTTTACTGCCAAGATGTTGGGTACAGCAATCGCCGTGTTTTTTGGTATTTGCTTTCTTATTGGTCTTATCGCTGGAGAAGAAGGTGGAGTAGAACCACTAAGATTCTCAGATAAGGCGAGTAGTGTAGACGATCAAGACCTTTTTGCTATTGCCACAGGCGATGAAGAATACCTAGCTGCACATTGTACTCTTGATCCAAAGGTGGAGATTCAAAATGAGAAGTTGGAAATCCAGAGACTTAGAAACAAATACGCAAGGATGAAAGTAGAGCAGCAGATTGCAGACCTTCAAAATAAACCTACAAAGAAGAAAGGTGTCTCAGGAACTCAAACTAACCCATTGATTACAGAATGTATCAACGCCTTGGTAGGTCTTGGTGAAAAAAAATCAAATGCTAGAGCGACAGTCAATAAATATTTTGCAAACAATCCAAAAACTAAAACCGTAGACGAGTTCATTTCAGGAGTATTCAATGCGAATTAACCTACAAGCACCAATCAATCAGCTTGGCTACGGCGTAGCTGGATTAAACATACTCAAGGCATTACAGAAGAAGGCAGAGGTTTCCCTGTTTGTTATCGGGCAACCGCAAGTCACCAATCAGGAAGATGCAACGGCGGTCAGGAAAGGAATAGAAGTTGCAAACACGTTTGACCCTAACGCACCCTGCATTAAAATCTGGCATCAGAACCAGATGGCAGAACGCATAGGGTCAGGTACGTTTATTGGTTTCCCTATCTTTGAACTAGATACATTCAATAGTCAAGAGAAGCACCATCTAAGTTCTTGTGACGAACTAATGGTTTGTTCACAGTGGGCGAAAGATGTAGTTCTGGATCAAGTACCAAAAAATGCTTGGGACTACAGAATGGAAGAAAGGGTGAATGTCGTACCCCTTGGTGTAGACGCAGAACTATTCCCGCCAGCACCAGTGAGACAGAGCGATACAACGATCTTCTTCAACTGTGGCAAGTGGGAAATCCGTAAGGGTCACGATATTCTCATTAACGCCTTCAAAAAGGTTCTTGAGGATGGAGAAGATGCTGAGTTATGGATGATGTGCAGTAATCCATTTAATTCCCCCGAAGAGGACGCACGATGGAAAAAGTTGTACGACCATCCAAAAGTACGACTTATTCCAAGGGCTGAGACACAAGCAGAAGTGTATAATATTATGTCTCAAGTAGATTGCGGTGTGTTTCCCTCTCGCGGAGAGGGCTGGAATCTTGAACTTTTAGAGATGATGTCAGCAGGAAAGCACGTTGTGGCTACAAATTATTCTGCACATACTGAGTTTTGCACTCAAGATAATTGTGGTCTTGTGTCGATAAAAGAAGTAGAGCCTGCATATGATGGCAAATGGTTCTTCAATCAAGGTAATTGGGCAAAGATTGACGCTCACGCAGAGTTTGATTTGTATATGAAGATGATAAAGTTTATCCTTGATAAGAAGGGTACTTTGAATCAAGCTGGAATTGAAACTGCCAAAAAGTTCTCTTGGGAAAATACAGCTAATCAAATCCTAAAGGTATTGGAGTAAAAATGGAAGATGAAAGAAGTACACTCGCAAGCCTTCAGTATAGCATTGATACCAGTGGTGAAATATACATAGATATAACCTTAGAGGATTATTCAGAAGAAATAATTAAAAAATTCGCAGTTTTATTGGCCTCAATATCCACAACAAGTTTCCAAGTTCAAACACTTAAAGTAGCACAAGACGCTTTTCTTGCAGATGGTAGACAAAAAGAAATGTTTATGCTTGTTAAGGAAATGCTTGAAAAGCAAAGGATATTTAACAAATTAGATGTAGAAGAAAAGGTTGAGAAGGAGGAAAATAATCAGGATGACCCATTAATTAAACCAACTGACCTAATGTAAGGAGTCTATCATGAAAAAAATAAACAAAAAAATGCAGATAGGATGGCAGAAATATGAAGACATGATAGAGTCCCAACTAGATAGCCCTCTTTTAGATATGATCGTAAAGAAAAGCATGCCTCCAGAGATTCCTCTGGAAGATTTAGACGAAGAAGAATTAGAGCAATTAGAAAGCATGTTTCCGCAACCTGAAACCAACTTCATGGTTCCGGTTGATGACCAACTGATGGAGAAAATCTCCATGTCACAAAACTTTGATTGCTGGATGGGTCACACTAACTTTAATATAACAGGAGAAATTAAAGATAAAATTGAAAAAAGCGAAGGTGTTGAAGTATTGAAGATATGCAGTAGATACAGATTCTTCCTTGGCGTTGGCAGAATGTTTGATTTCACAGATGTAAGAAACAATATTGAAACCCTACTCACTAACTTTGAGGACAAAAATTAACATGGATAAATACGAACAGTACCTAAATGACGTTGACACTATGAAAATTGCATATGATGCAGCATCTTCATTCAGAAATGTTCTGACTTCAGAAGAAATTCAAAGCTGTGTTTTAAAAGCACTGTTCAGAGCCGTAAATAAGTATGACAAATCCAGTAATGTAAAATTTACATCATACCTATACAACGGAGTACGATTTGAGTGTCTTGGTCAGGTTAAAATTAACAAAAGCGACAAGCAACAACTGACCAATGCCATTCCTGACCCGCGAAATCCTATGGCAGAATTTGAAATGAAAGACGTAATTGAGTCAGTTTGTGACGATCCTGAGCTTATTTTTGACAGATTCTATAAAAATATGACAATTACAGAGATTGCGAAGAGCAGGAAAGTATGTGGAGAGACTGTCAGAATTAGAATTGGGAAAAATCTTGAAAAGATGAGGGTTTCACTCAAAAAAAGTGTATAATATAACGGACTTGGACTACGATCAGGACATCAGGAAATCTAACATTTTTTGTTTATTTCATTAGGAGATTTACTATGCCTACTGTACGTCCTTCCGGTGCTGGCGACGAAGCCGTTGGTCTCGGAGAAGTCCGTGACGGTGGAACCGTCATTCGTGGTGGCTCAAACGCTGCCGGTGTCATGACAAAGAGCCTTAGCTTGGCCGAGATTGCTGACGATCAAGGCCAGAGCTTTGGTTCGAAGGTTGTTGCTAACGATGGAACAGGTAATCAATACACTGACAGAGTTGGTGTTGGTAAAGCTGTTTCTGGTGGCACACTTGCTTATAAGGCTGGTGCTACTGAGTGGGTTGTTAAGGGTGGTAATGTTTCCACTACTCTTGGTGGTGTTGCTAACACAACCTTGGTTGGTGGTCAAGCCGGTCCTGACCCAGTTCGTGATAATATCGCTAGCCTCGAAACGACCCGTGATTATGGCGACATGACCATTGATCCATTGGCTGCTCCAGCGTCAGGTATTAATTCTTACAGAACTATCACTGGTGGTGGATCTGAGAAGAATTACATTAACCCTGCTGTTGCTGGTGGTTCAACCAACTCTGCTGACTCTGCTGCGAATACCACTCGTGCTATTCCCGGCGAGTTTGTTTACAGAGATGGTTCAGCGAACCCAATTCAGGATGACTTCAAGAGCAAAGAAGCCCCTGAAGAATAAACTTCCTATGCAAAATTAACTTAGCCCTCAGAAATGGGGGCTAGGTTTTCCTTTATGGAGGTTTATGATGATTACGCCAGAATTTGCAGGAGCCGTAGCAACACTTGTCGGTGCAGGCATCGCAGTGTTAGGATTTTTATACAGAGCCTTTACTTTTGTCAAATCATTTCAAAGATCTCAAGAAGAAGTAAAGGAGTCAATTAGAATTATTAAGGCAGAAGTCACACCTAATAGCGGTAAATCTTTAAAAGATACTGTAAATTCATTGAAGAAGGCTTGTGACAGAATAGAAGCTAGACAAAAGGTATTAGATCAAAGATCGAAAGCCGCCCTTCACTACAACGAGACTCCGCTTTTTGAGACAGATATTAAGGGTAGATTAACTTGGTGCAACGAAGCATTTTTAGAATTAACAAAAGACAACGGTAGTTGTAGCGAAGGATTCGATTGGCTAACGGTTATCGAAGATGATCGAAGAGACGATTTTCTGACAGAGTTTAACTCCTGTTTGAAGATGTGCCGAAAGATTGATATTGAAACCGTTTCCGTTCATGGAAGGCTCATACATTTTGTTGGATACCCTTACAGAGTTGCTAAAGGTATTCATGAAGGATTTTTAATTCATCTTCAAGTTTGTTCACAGGAGAATGAAAAATGAACGAAGGTAGTAAAAGGTTTAAGTTAAATTGGGGCGATATTTCTGGTGTCGTCAAGAACGCACTTTTGGTAGGCGGTGCAGCAGCATTGACTGTTTTCGCAGAAAATTTGGATGTTGTTGACATCGGAATTTATACTCCGCTTGTTGTTCCAATCATCGCTGTTGGTCTTGATACCGCTATCAAGTGGCTCAAAGACGCTTCACCGAAAGATTAAGAGAACAGGAGTAAACAATGGACTTTAACACGCCACGCGATTTGCTTAACGCATATCGCAACGGTTTTGATGGTGCTGTATGTGACCCAGAAGAAACCGCAGAGTTACTAGGCCGGTTAAAGACTCCACTCTTCGGTGCTACTGCTTATAAGCTATTTGGAGCAGGGGAAGGTAAACTTTCCCTGCCCTTTCTTTCTTTGCTTAAATTCGATAAGGGTTTTGGGCCATCAGAAAAGCAGACAACTGGTGATTGTGTCAGTCATTCTACTAGAAATGCTATAGACATAACAAGAGCAGTTGAAATTGACATCAAAGGCGAGTCAGAAGATTTTGTAGTTAGAAGTGCAACGGAAGCAATCTATCAAAGTAGAGGGCACAAGGGTCAGGGGATGACTTGTTCTGGTGCCGCTAAATATGTCCACGAGAAGGGTGGAATTCTTTTAAGAAAAGATTATGGAAAAGTAGACCTATCAAAATATAATTCTAGCTTAGGTGCAAGACATAATATTCCTAAGAGTATTTATATTGACGAAGCTAGTAAGCATCAGGTGAAGACTATTTCCGCAATCACAACCGTCGAAGAAGCCAGAGATGCTCTAGCCAATGGTTACGGTATTTCTGTTTGTTCTGGCTACGGATTCTCAAGTAGGCGAGACTCAAAGGGTATCGCAAAGAGATCTGGTAGCTGGGCACATGCGATGGCTTGGATAGCCTGTGATGACACAAGAGAGCGTTACAATGAAATGCTATTCTTGGTACAAAACAGTTGGGGTAAATGGAATAGTGGCCCCAAGGTTCATGGGCAACCAGATGGAAGTTTCTGGATCAGGGAACGAGATGCAAGAGGTATGCTGTCAGGTAACTGGGGATCTTGGGTCTTTAGTGACGTAGACGGTTTCCCAGCTAGGAAACTTCCGAATTACGGTTTCAAAAAATATCTATAAGGCATTAACAATGAAAAATTTAGTATATGTATTAGCTTTGTGTCTGGGTGCTTCTTTAACCCTTGGTTGTAATGCACAAGATTGCGACCATGCTAAAAAAATGCGAGCTTATCAAGCTACACGCTTGGCTATTGCTGCGATGAATAATCCAGATACAACGCCAGACGAAGTAGATGAAGAACTTTGCGACGGGTCTGGCTGGATCATCCAAGGAGATGGTCATAAAACAGAATGTCCGGGTTGTTCAGCCTGTAAGGGGAAAGATGGAAAAGAACCTGTCGCTGCTGATATTGAACCAGAATACAATATATATCACTTTGGTGCTAAATGGTGTGGACCATGCCAGCAGATGATTAAGAATACTTGGCCTGATGAAAAAATGGTTGAGTTTCTAAAAGATAAAAAGGCAAAACTTTTTGTGTTCGATGTAGACAATAAAGATCATAAGAAGTATTTCTCGTACTATAAAGTGACTTCGTACCCTACAATTATCTTGTTAGATAAAGATAATTTGAATAAACCACTTCAAAGAAATGTAGGTGGAATGAGTGCAGAGTCCATGATTAAAGAATTGGATAAGGTACTATGAGTGACTTAAACAAAGTAGCAACAAGAATATCTTCTCATGTTGCAGTCAAAGATAAGAACTTTGGGATAGACCCAGTGACTATCTCAATTATTATCAGCATCATCACCAATCTTGTAAAACTTTGGTGGAGTTGCAGAAGCGAAAGTAAGGTTCGTGGGGAACTGCGGAATCCTTCTTGGTTATTTAAACTGTTTCTCAAAAGAGAGATTAGGAAACAAGTCAAAGGAAGTGGACGCAGAAGTACGATGTACGGTGCTTTCATCGACGTTGGAAAATCATTATCGGAAAAAGAACTTAACAATATTTTGAGAGAAATTGGAGGAAAGTGATGAATTTGTTTCAATGGGTAATGCTTGGGCTTGCTGCTATTTTAGTTGCACCCATGATTATTGAGAAGGTGAAGGGGTTTGTACCGTCTAATCCTGTGCCACCACCTGCACCGCCATTACCACCACCCGCACCTGAGCATGTAGATACTTGTGACGGTTTGGTTGATGTAGTTGAGTGTTGGGAACACTTGTGTGATTGTTGTGAGGCTCAAGGTATGAAGGACGCTGCCAGAGAACTCAAAAAGATCTTCCCGCTATTTGCGATTCAGGAGGTAAAGAATGAGTAATCAACTCAGAACGATACTAGCTGCCGTTCTGTGTGCGGTTGCACTGTTTGGTGAACCTGTATTTGAATGGGTTAAAAACAATGTATATATTGTCGATGTCGTACCAGATGCAACTGTCGATGAGCCATCTTTAGAGAATAAAGAATTGGTTGACGACATTGTTAAGATTGATTTTTCAAAAGAAGATGCAGATCTTGTTTCTTGCTTCTTCCTAGAACTAGCAGACGTTGTAGGAGATGACGATAAGATCATCAAAACAACGGGCCAGTTTGCCAACTTTAATGTAATGGCAGGTATTTTGCATTTTGATACAGAGTTTGCCGGTAAATACGAAGGTTTCGGTGACGCTGTAGAGTATGCAATCCAGAACGCCATTGGTTTAGAGAATCAGTCTTTGACCGATAGTAAGCGTCAAGATCTTGTAGATGTCCTCGAAGCAGTAGCTTGGGGTGTCAATCAATGAGCTTAATAGATGTATTACTTGACAAAGTAATGGACAAGTACGGCATTGAGCAGAAAGATATTGACAAAGCAAAAAGAATGATGGATAAAGTTAAGTTCGTAAAACGTAATGGCGAAAACTATTTGGTTATCGACATTGGTGATGGGATCGAACTTTCTATCAAGCAGTAGAAATTTGACCTCTCTTTAGTTGGATAATACTGACTTTAGAGAGGTTTTTTTGTACTTTCCACTTGACAAAATCGGTTTCGTAGACTATAATAGAGTACAAGAATCCGCTACATTCGACAACATTCGTATAAAGATAAGGAACAACTAGATGCAGGTTACAAAGCGTGATGGATCTAAAGAAGATTTCTCAGTAGAAAAGATCCACAAAGTTGTAAGCTGGGCAGTTAAAGGTATTAATGGTGTGTCACTCTCTGATGTTGAGATGAACGCCAACCTGTCCCTATATGATGGGGTTACTAGCTCAGAGATTCATCAAATTCTCATCAAGTCAGCAAACGATTTGATTTCAACATCTGCACCCAACTATCAGTATGTCGCTGCTAGACTGCTAAACATGCAACTCAGAAAAGAAGTTTGGGGCTACGGAGATCAGCCCACTGACTTCCTGATGTTCATTCGTAGAAACGTAGATAATGGCATCTATGACCCACAACTAGAGAAAAAGTGGAGCGAAGAAGAGATTGATGCCTTCGGTAAGTATATTAGTCACAGTCGTGATGATATGTTTACATATGCTGGTCTACAGCAAATGATTGATAAATACTTGGTAAAAAACAGAAGTACAGGGGATATTTATGAGACTCCACAATTTGCTTATATGGCTATTGCCATGTGTTTATTCGATGATATTAACGAGGTAAAGCAAGCGTATGACTGCTACTCCACATTCCAGATTAACTTGCCAACTCCTATCATGGCTGGTGTTAGGACTAATATACGTCAGTTCGCCAGTTGTGTTTTGGTGGATATCGACGATAATCTTGACGCTATATTTTCTAGTATTCATGCGGTTGGCAAGTATACTGCGAGGCGTGCTGGGATCGGACTCAACATCGGACGTATGCGACCAATCAACTCACCCATCAGAGGCGGTGAGGTCATCCATACAGGACTCATCCCATACTTAAAGAACTTTGAGTCGGTAGTTAAATCAACGTCTCAGAACGGGCTTCGTGGAGGCTCTGCTACGGTGCATGTACCATTCTGGCATTATGAGATTGAGGACATTATGGTTCTCAAAAACAACGCTGGTACAGACGACAATAGAGTGCGTAAATTGGATTATAGTATTCAGTTTTGTAAGCTATTCTATGATCGCTTGATTGCCAACGAAGATATTACTTTGTTCAGCCCCAGCGAAGCAAGAGGTTTGTACGAAGCGTTTGGTGATAACGAAAAGTTTGAAGAACTATACCTTAAATATGAAGGCAAGAGATCACTAAAGTTCAGAAAGAAGATTCCAGCAAGAAAGCTGGCAGAAATCTTTGCTCGCGAACGCTTGGAAACTGGGCGTATCTACAGCATGAACATTGACTCAGCCAATGAACATGGATCGTGGAGTGTACCATGCTATATGTCAAATCTTTGTCAAGAAATTATCCATCCGACAAATCCTATTCAGGCTATTGATGATGCAGAGGGCGAGATTGGTATTTGCATTTTGTCGGCGTTGAACCTGTTGGAGATGAACGATGAGAAGGATATTGAAGAAGCATGTCGAATTGCTGTACGGACTCTTGACTCTGTTATTGATTACCAAGATTACCCCGTACTTGCAGGCGAAAACTTTACCAAAAATAGGCGATCACTTGGAATTGGTATTACTAACCTTGCTGGCTTCTTAGCTAAGAACAAGCTAAAGTATGAAGACCCAGAAGCATTAGAGTTGATCCATGAGACTATGGAACAGATTCAGTGGAATCTTCTTAATGCAAGTTGTGAGTTGGCAGAAGAAAAAGGTGCATGTTCTAAGTTTGATGAGACTAAATACTCAGACGGTCTTTTACCTATCGACTGGTACAAGAAAACTGTAGACGAATTAATTAAACCAAATTATAACATGGATTGGGAGGGGCTACGTGAGAGGATTAAAAAACATGGTCTTCGGCACTCTACTTTATCTGCTATTATGCCTTGCGAGTCTAGCTCCGTTATTCAGAACTCTACCAATGGAATTGAACCCGTCAGATCGTTGCTGATTCACAAGAAGGCAAAAAATGGTGTACTGAAACAATTAGTGCCAAACTATCATATGAGAAAGAACTTCTACACACTTGCGTGGGACATGCCAAACAATCAGGCTATGCTCAACGTAGCTGCTGTGATCCAGAAGTTTGTGGATATGAGTATGAGTACAAATTTGTATTATAATTACTCTCACTATGAGGGTGGAAACATTCCATTGAGTGTCCTCATTAAAGATCAAATTTATGGTTATAAGTATGGACTGAAAAACTTTTACTACGCCAACACCCCGGATGGTGATGGTGACACTGAGAAGGATATGAACTGTGAATCGGGAGCGTGTGCGATATGAAAAACGGTTTCATCTGTTCGGCTTTTGATCTATGTCATGCCGGTCATATACTTATGTTGGAAGAGTGCAAAGAGCACTGTAGAAAACTTACAGTAGGCTTACACACCGACCCAACAATTGATAGACCAGATAAAAACAAACCAATAGAGACGGTTTATCAAAGATACCTAAGATTAAAATCAAACGTGTTTATTGATGAAATAATACCCTACGAGACTGAGGAAGACCTGTATGCCATATTAAAAAGTGGTGACTATCATATCAGATTCTTAGGCGAAGACTACATAACAAAGACGGAGTTTACTGGTAGTGAGTTAGACATAGAAATTCATTACTGCAAGAGGTTCGGGTATTCATCATCCGGTTTAAGGCAAAAAATTCAAGAGGCCAAAAAAAAATGAAGACTATTTTCAACACCAAGAACGTAGACCCAATGAGCCAACCGCTATTCCTTGGTAAAGACCTTGGAGTTCAGCGGTACGATGTTGTCAAGTATCCAATCTTCAAGGAGCTTGACAGCAAGCAAATGATGAACTTCTGGCGACCAGAAGAGATTGAGCTAAAGAAAGATCGTGGCGACTTCAAAGAGATGTCGGACAATGAGAAGTTTATTTTTACTTCCAATCTTAAATATCAGACTATGCTCGACAGCGTAATCTGCCGTGGCGTTCCTACTCTGTTGGAGTTCGTCACCAATACAGAACTAGAAGCCTGCCTGATGACATGGCAATTCTTTGAGAAGATTCACTCACAGAGTTACAGTTATATCATTCAGAACGTATTCGCTGACAGTTCCGAAATATTTGGCGGAATTTATGAAGATAAAGAGATTATGAAGCGGGCAGACAGTGCTATCGCAGACTATAATAATTTGATGGGCATGGCTTGCGATACAACATCTAAGGCAGACCTGAAGAAGCAAATCTACATGACGGTTATTAGTATCAATATTCTTGAGGCTATCCGGTTTTATGTCAGCTTTGTCTGTAGCTTTGCGTTTGCAGAGAACAAGAAGATGGTCGGCAACGCAGATATTATCAAGCTCATCAAACGCGATGAGGCTTTGCACCTAACCAATACTCAGCAGATCCTAAAGATTCTCCATACGGAAGAGTCAGAAGGATTTGTTAGTACAGCCGCCAAGTGTCAAGATACCGCCGTTGAAATGTTTGATAGAGCAGCGGCAGAAGAAAAAGAATGGGCATCGTACCTATTCCAAAACGGATCAATCATTGGACTCAACGAGACCGTACTACACCAATATATTGATTGGTTGTGCATGTCTCGAAGGAAAGCTATTGGGCTTCCATACGAAAACGTTGGAAAAAACCCAATCGCAGGTTGGACACAGGCTTGGATGCAGAGCGAAAGCGTTCAGGTGGCTCCACAGGAACATGAAATTACTAGCTACAAAATCGGTGCTAGTAAAAATGATTTAGATGATATGGACTTAGGAGGATTTACTTATGAGTGAAGAATGTAAAGATTATCTAGTAAGACATGCAATGCTCGAAAGCGTAAATAACATTCCACGCAATATGGGAACTAAGACCTACATTGAGAAGATTACGCAGTGGCATCACGACCGTAATCTGATTGAAGGTTCTACAGATAAAGATCAGTTTTGCAAACTAATGCAGGAAGCTGGTGAGCTTTCTGACAGCATTTGCAAAGGTAAAGATGTCTCTGACGATATTGGCGACATGATTGTTGTGCTAATCAATATTGCAGAGAGGAACAAATTGAGCATCTCTAAGTGTCTTAGGAAGGCATGGGATGACATTAAAGATAGGAAAGGAAAGATGGTTGACGGCGTGTTCGTTAAGGAGACCGATCTATAAACTTTCCCACATAAGGGTTTTACATGAGAACTAAACGACAAAGACGAGAAGACAACAAGAAACCTAATCACAAAATTAAGCCTTTAGAAGCAAAAACAGATAATCAAAGAGACTATATCAGGGCAATCGTAGAGAACGATATTATACTTTGTTCTGGCCCAGCGGGTTCTGGTAAGTCTTTTATAGCAGCAGGAATCGCCGCTCAACACCTACATCAGAATAGGATTGGGCAAATCATTGTAACTAGACCATTAGTTTGTACTGGTAAAGACATCGGGTCTTTGCCGGGAGAGATGGGTGAAAAAATCGCACCCTATCTTTTGCCAATGAAAGAAAACTTAAAACACTTTCTTGGTCAAGCATACTACGGACTTTATTCCAATGAAGGTCAGATCCAATACAAACCTCTAGAAGTCATGAGAGGGTCTACATTCCACAACTCTTACATGATTTTAGATGAGGCACAAAATTGTACAGAAGATCAGATCAAAATGTTTGTCTCTCGTATGGGCGAAAATAGTAAAGTCATTATCAATGGAGACATTGAGCAGAACGACCTCCGAGGTCGGAGTGGTCTTGAGTTTTGCATGAATAGACTAGACCGTATTGAAGGAATTGGAATTTGCAAACTAGGCTACGAAGATATTCAGAGGAATGGGATTATAGGAAGATTTTTAAGAGCATTGGAGAATTAAATGCCAACATATATTTACGAGTGTAGTGCATGTGAACACTCTTTTGAAGAGTGGCAAAAAATGACTGACGACCCACTCAAGAAATGTCCTGAGTGTGGTAAGAAGAAACTGTTTAAAGTTTTGACTGGTGGTCTTCACGGATTTGTTTCTGGAAGCGAAACTATTGGTGGTCTTGCGGATAAAAACGCTAGAGAAAACAAAAACAAAATTGCAGAAGCAGAAGCAAAAAAACGTGAGTCAACACCAGAAGCACCAAAGGCTTGGTACGACAAGTATGGAACCGCTACACCAAAAGAAATTAATAAAATGACACCACAACAAAAAACTAGATATATAATGGAGGGCCGTAAATGAGATTTGTTGACGGAAAATTTTTACCACAAGAAGACAAGACTGTATTCCTATTTGGGAAAACTGGAGAAGTATTAGACAAAGATGAGCAGCATAAATTGCCTCACTATGCTAAAATTGTGCAGAACTCAGAAGGTAAAGAAACTTGCTATATCAGAACTTATCAAAGTACACCATTCGATCCAATGGGTCCATATGGTAGAAGAGAGAGAAATCTAGATACGCAAATTAAAAAGGTTTCCAGAAGCACCTTTGATTTTTATGTTACATATTTAAAAACTAACAATTCAATTTACTTAACCAAGGCTCAACGAGGATTTTTAAATGACTAAGAAGGGACCGCTCAGTAAGGCAGAGAAGTTTTACATTGAAAGCCATCTGGAAAAACCGATGGAAGACTTGTGCAAGGATTTAGACAGAGCTAAGTCTAGCATTGAGAAATACATTAAGACCATTCCAGTTGACGATAAGCAGAAGGCAGAGACTTTGCTGCTACAGCAGTTTGCTAGAAATGGAAAAGGGTCTACGGTTATGACTCAAAATGCAGCAGAAATGTCAGATGCAAAACGTGCTAAGTTTACAAATAATGGAACTAGGAGAAGTTCCAAGTGTACCACGAATATCAGGTGACAAATGGACGATAAGAAATGGGGCGAGTTTTACTCGTCGGACAGAAAAAATATAAGCAAAATCTTCGTTAAGGTTATGACAACCGATAAAAAGCATTGGTTCTTTTCTGATTACGATGTGTGGTACGAAGTAAAAGACTATTGCGAGAAAAATTCTGTGTTTATTGAGGATTTGCACTTGCAATTTAGGTCTAACAAATGTATAATAGATATAGGAGAGTGTGAGGCACTGTATTTAGTGAGATCCGCTCTCGGTGCTATCGGTCAACCAACAAAAAATTACTTCACTGTGGGAACATTAAACGATGGAGTGGTTCACAAGCAAATGTGGTTGACTCCAGAATTAATTTTAGACAAGCAGTACGATGATGATTTATCTGGATGTTTTAGCGAGGCTATAATCTACAATGAACAAAAGGAAAAGAAGCGAAAAGAGTAAATACAAACACTTAACAACAGGAGACTATTGCACTTGTGCCCAATATGTTGCTGCGATCATGTGCCAACGTAACGCAGAAAACAAGAATGAGGGATCTCTACCCTACAAATTCTGGAACAAAAAACCTTGGGACTGGACTTATAAGAAACAACTTTTTAAAGCCAACAGTATACTAAAGAACTACAGTGAAGAAGCACTTGTCAAAGCAATTGAGTCACCAGAGTTCAAAGGTATCTTTTCCCTAAACCATCCAAAGGTTGTTGGGATTATTAAGAAATACGAGCTACAGATTGAAGATCAGAAGTCAAAACCGAAGCAAGAAATTGAAGTGAAGAAAAACGCCAAGACTAGAAAAAAGAGTTATGGCGGAAAGAACCTTTTAAACAAACTTAGGAAACTAGAGAATGGCGAAAAAGAAAAGTAAAGCTGTTGAGTACGACGATCCTACTGTCGCAACATTGTGTAAGAAGTATGGTAATGTAATTGAGTCTGGCACTAAAGTGTTGGAGTCATTAGAAACGTATGACACCATCAGCGTTAGTCCAGCACTGGACATGGCACTTGGTGGTGGATTGCGTGAGGGTCAGGTTGTTGTAATGACCGGCGACCCAAAGACCGGAAAGACAACGACCGCTCTGTATGCTGCTGCCAAGGCACAAGCCAAAGGTAAGAAAGTATACTATCTAAATACCGAAGGTCGTCTGACCAAACAAAACTTTCGTGGCATCAAAGGTTTAGATGTTGATGCTATCCAAATTGTCCAAGCTACAGACGACACACCCATCGTCTCTGCTGAGACATATCTTAATATTATGGAGCGACTTCTTAAAGAAGAAGAGAACCTGTTCTTGATCTGTGACTCTACATCCAATATGGTTCCACAGGACGAGATTGATGGAGAGATCCGCACAGGTGTGCGTAACGCTCTACCACGTTTGTTGTCTATGTTCTTCAAACGTATCAGCGGTGACGTATCACGCATGAAAGCTATCGCTGTGTTCATCACTCATAATATCGCCAATACTGGTGGATCACGTTTTGCACCCAGCAAGATGGCAGACTGCGGTAACATGCTACAGTTCCAAGCTGGAACCAATATGGTCATCACGCACCGTGGCAAATGGGAAGTACCCAAAGAGTCAGGCAATCACGTTGGTCAAGTTGCTAACTGGGTAATCAAGACTTCTGCTGCTGGTGGCACACCTATGAGTACAGCCGCAAGCTGGATTCGTTACGGCATTGGTATTGATGAATCGCAAGAGATTGCACAGATCGCTATAGACTTCGCCCTTATTCAAGCAAAAGGTGCTTGGTTTACTATTCAATGTCTGGTAGATAATAAAGATCAGATCCTTGTTACAAATTATCTTAAAGACAATGAGGTTGATGTAGATGACCTAGAAGCTGTAACCAAGGCATTTAAGTTTCAGGGCATGGAAAAGCTGGTAAACTTTCTAAATGACAACCAAGACCTTAGAGATATCGTTATCGAGGAAGTAAGAGACTTGTTCTAATGAAAGTCACAGGCTTAAATGGTAGAGAGTATAATCTCGATACCAAAAAATATTTAGTGAACAATCGGAGTAAGCGTAGCTTCTATCACTTACAAGCTAGGGAAATTATAGTGGAGCTTTTTCATCCCTATCAGGTACTTGAAGAAGTTACGCTTCCCGGTTCTTCTACAAAAAAATCCAAATTAGCCCTTGACTTTTTGATTCCATCGTGTACAATAGGTATTGAGGTGCATGGCGAACAACACTTTAAGTATGTGCCATACTTTCATAAGTCTAGGATTGGTTTTGCACAAGCAAAGAAGAGAGACTTGGATAAGAAAGAGTGGTGCAGAATTAACGACATCACACTTGTAGAGCTACGTTGGGACGAAGACCCAGAATACTGGAGAGAGAAAATTGAACGCAGCAGATAGACTACAGAAGTTTTTGGATGGCATACAGCAGTATATTACTGGAGCTAATATTGCACCAACAAACTTTACTACAGAGTTTGCTATTGCAGAAACTCTAACATTAGACAAGATGGAGAAGTTGACTCAGGACGACTGTTTCAACTATGCTTATCAATTATACCAGTATGCAGATCACATAGCTTGGTGTAGATCACAGAGCGAGAATGTTGTAAGGTGGTGTAAAGAGAACCTTGGTAGTATCGTGGCTAGTGAAGTGACACAAATTGAAGTGCAGTTCATGAAGTACGAAACAAAGGTCGATTTGATTAAAAGAGAAAATGATATAGCAAGAAACATTAACGAGTGGTTGATGACAGCAGAGAGTAGACTAGAACTATTAAAAAGTAGAGAATACAACGTTCGCCGCAAGGCTGATATCTTAATTGAAAAAGGGAAGAGAAAATGAGTGAAGATATTGTAAAAACATTGTTAGAATCATTAACGGATGAGCAAAAGGCTCAGTTAGTACAAGGTTTAATGTCTAACATGAATCAAACTATTTCTAAACCTCCAGCTAGAGAAACACAAATAGAACAAGAGGAAACGGTTTCCTCGCAAACTCGGTCAAATGTGACAGAGGATTTTAGAGTAGTTCAGAACGATAAGTTAGAAAAAAGGAAAACTCCGGTGAGAGCCAGAAAAAACCAGTGGGTAGATGAGGGTGAGGATCGTGATCCCGAATTTGACCCCGCTAAGTTTGAGAGTATGGGTAAAGTAGCACGCAACCGTAGCAAAGTAAGAAAGAAGACTATTGAGTGCCACGTTTGCGGTCGCAGCTTTGCTGTAAATCCCGCCTATATCTACGGCGAAAACATTAGATGCAACCGATGCACAGGAAGGTAACATGGATCAGCTTGCTGATGTCGGTGCAGAGAGGGCAGTTCTAGCTGGACTCTTTGCATATGGCTTTGAATCTTACGTTGAAATCAGTGACTTCCTTACGCATAGCAGCTTCGCTAACCGTAACAACCAAGTCATTTACAAGTGCATTGAGAAGGTGCTGGAGAATGATGCTGTAGCTGACATTCCAGCGATTCTTTCTGCTGCCGAACAACTTAACCTCACAGAAGTAGTCAAGACTGAACATGAGCTAGACTATATTCGTGACCTTATGGACTATCCCGTAAAGAGGGATAACGTCCTGCATTTTGCTGCACAGGTTAAAAAGTTTGAGTTTGCCCGTAACGCAAAACGTATTGCTAAAAAGATAGATAAAGATATTGACTCCATAGTTGGTGATGAGAGCATTGATGATATTATCAATCTCGTAGAAATGCCACTTATGGATTTCTTGCGTGACGATGAGTCAGGTCAAAAACCAGAAATGCTTGGCGATGATCTGGACGAATACATCGAATTTCTAATCGAAAACAAATGTGACCAAATAGGACTGTCCAGTGGATTTCCCAGATTTGATTCCGTCATTGGTGGTGGCTTACGTCGCAAGTGTGTAGATCTCGTATCCGCAAGGCCCGGAGTGGGCAAGTCTGTCTTTGCAGATAATGTGGCTCTGCATAACGCTAGGAATGGAATTCCTGTACTTATGCTCGATACTGAGATGAGCAAAGAGGATCATCTCAACAGAGTCCTCGCTAATATCAGTGGTGTTCCTATTCAGGATATTGCAACCGGCAAGTTCTCAGAAGATGATGAGAAAGCTATTGCCGTTAAAAATGCGGCAGAAGAAATTAGAGATATCCCCTACACCTATGTCAGTGTAGCTGGTGCCCAGTTTGAAACCATTATGAATATCATCAAGCGATGGATTCTTCGTGAGGTGGGTCAGGACGAGAACGGCAGAACCAACGACTGTCTTGTTGTGTACGATTATCTCAAACTCATGTCGTCGTCCGGTATTACAAACAATCTCCAAGAGTATCAGGCTCTTGGTTTTCAAATCACAGAATTACATAACTTAACAGTCAAGTATGACTTCCCATGTTTATCATTTGTTCAGTTGAACCGTGATGGTATCACAAAGGAATCTACGGACGCTGTGAGCGGTTCTGACCGCATCATTTGGTTGTGTACGTCTTTCTCTATATTTAAATTAAAGTCCGCAGAGGAACTAGCAGAGGACGGTCCAAACGGTGGTAACAGGAAAGTTGTAACGTTAAAAGCTCGTCACGGTGCTGGATTGCTTGACGGTAATTATATTAACATGAACATGGTTGGCGAACATGCACAACTGCTTGAGTTGCGAACCAGAGATGAAATGAGATCCTCACCCGATGGTGATGTGATCGAAGGGGCAGACGCACCCTTCGATGAAGACGAAGATTACGAAGTACCTTTTTATACCGAATAGAGGCTAAAAATGCTCAAGATTGATCCAGAACCAAAGTTAGATTTCGATGATGTCTTACTCGTACCACAAAGATCGAGAGCGGCAAGTAGAAAAGAAGTAGACTTAACTAGGAGGTTTAAGTTTTACTGGTCTCCAAAAGAGTGGCATGGTGTACCGTTGGTAGCTGCCAACATGGACACTACTGGCACATTTAAAATGGGAACTGCCCTTAACAATCATGAGATGGTGACTTGTTTACATAAACATTATGCCGCTGATGTGATTGATGACTACTACAAATATTATAATGTAGAGCATAATGTCTGGGTTAGTATTGGTATGGATCTTGAGCATGAGTTGGAGCGATTATTCTATATCGAAGACAATTCATCTATTCAACCTAACATCTGTATTGATATTGCTAATGGTTACACAGAGAGGTTTGTTGACTACTGTGGTAAAATCAGATTAGAATTTCCTGATTCAATTATCATGGCGGGTAATGTTTGCACACCAGAGATGGTATCAGAACTTATCCTACATGGCGAAGTTGACATTGTAAAGATCGGGATTGGTCCCGGCTCTGCATGTACGACCCGACTAAAGACAGGCGTTGGATACCCACAGCTTTCAGCTATTGCAGAGTGTGCCCACGTAGCTCATGGTTTAAGGTCTGATGCTGGTAGACTTGGCCTCATCTGTGCAGATGGTGGCTGTAGGACTGCTGGTGATGTAGCTAAAGCCTACGCTGCTGGGGCAGACTTTGTGATGCTGGGCGGTATGTTCGCTGGCACAGACGAGTGTGAAGGATCATGGGAATACGAAGTAGACGATAAGGGCTTGGAACATAAAACTGGTCTTATTTTTTATGGCATGTCATCAGAAACAGCACAGAACAAACATAACGATGGTATGAATGATTATGCTACCAGCGAAGGTAGAATTAAAGTTGTTCCATATAAGGGGAAGGTAGATGGAGTGGTTCGAGATATTTGTGGCGGTGTTCGGAGTGCTTGTGCTTATACGGGAGCTACTTCATTAAAGGACTTTAGTAAAACGGCACGTTTTGTTCGTGTCAATCGTACTCATAACGATCAGAGTATATAATGATTAAATATGCAGCGATACCCAGTCCGCTGTTTGGTTACAAACAAATGTTCGACGCAGTTGAACTTGTAGATGAAGCGTTTGCTGCTGGGTACTTTAAGAACCATCTAGAAGAAATTGACTGTGCATGGATAGCACTTGATGGTGACAAGGTTATAGGATGGGCAGCGGTTGGAGACTGTATGTTACGCTGTATCGCAGTACATCCAGACTATCGAGGTCAAGGTATCGGCAAAAGATTAACAGAAGAAAGATTAAAATATTTAGGAGACTGCGAACAAGTAGTCTCTTACGCTTGGGTTAGGCCAGATGGTCGATGCATGTCGTGTAAAAACCTAGAAAATTTCGGTTTTGAACTTGCAAAAGAGCTTCCTGAATACTATAATAATACTAGAAGCAACTGTAAATACTGTGGGAGTAATTGTACATGTGTAGCAAGGCTGTACGTCAAAACACAACCTTAGACCTGAACAAAGTACGAGAGATTATCTTCCAAGATATTTATAAGTTGTTGGATAGTTTTAATCTAGAGTACACTCAGGACGCAGAAAACATTTTTATGAAGTGTCCTATTCATGAGGGCAGCGACAACCCATTCGGTGTATCTATCGCACTTGACAAACAGGTGTGGCGTTGCTGGACTCGTGGGTGTCACGATCACTATAGTTGTAATATTTGGGGGTTCATCAAAGGTTGTCTGCAAACAGACTCATTCTCTGATGCACTCAAATATGTTTGTAAATTGTATGATGTAAACGGAGCATCCAAAAATGGTAGCAGTGGAAATACTAATAATCCTAAGCGTGATAATGATTTTAGCGAGCTTGTACGCCAAATCAAAGGATCTAGAAGAACAGATAGAAGCTCATGTGAAGTGGAGCATGTTACAAGACCAAAAACTGAGTCGTGCCCTTCACCGTATTTCATTGCTAGAGGATACGAACCGGAAACGTTGCGATTTTTTGGAGTTCGAGAAACACCAAGTGATACCAGAGGCATCCTTCGACGTAGGGCAATCATACCCATCTGGGACAATGTCGGAATATACTGCGGGTATATCGGGCGAGCTACCGTTCCATATATCGAACCCAAATACATTTTCAGTAAAGGAATCAGGAAGTCAGATTACTTATACAACTACCACAACGCTATCTCCGAATTGGCTAGACCATCAATGGATACACATCTCACACTCTTCTTAGTTGAGGGGCAGGGCGATGTTTGGAGACTATGGGAGTGCGGAGTTAAAAATGCAGTCGGATTATTTGGTAAAGACGTATCATCACAACAGCGTAAGCTATTGCTTAACAGTGGTGCGACCAGACTTGTTGTCCTCACTGACAACGACCAAGCAGGGCGAGAGTCGAAGATCAAGATCAAACGGGAACTAGGAAGATTATTTAAGTTGGTGTTTCCCAAGATGCACACAAAAGACTTGGGAAGTATGATGTGTGAACAAATTGATAAGAATATTTTACAGGATTTAAGAGGGTATTATTAATGATTCTAGGAATCTCAGGACGCAAGCAAGCAGGTAAGAATACTACTGCAAACATTCTACATGGAATTGTATTAAAAGAACAGGGCTTCATCAAAGATTGGAACCTTGGTTCTAATGGTCAGTTATTGATTCCATCCGATGGTGGTTCTGGATGGGGAGAGTTTTGGACAGAGCGTAAAGACGAAGAATTTGTAACTTGGGCAGATAATAATATGTGGCCCTTTGTTAAGCTCTACAGCTTTGCAGATGAGCTTAAACGTATTTGTATGGAGTTATTCGATATCCCATTTAGGTGCTTGTACGGCACAGATGCGGAAAAGAACCAAACCCAAGAACATCTACTATGGGAAAACATGCCGGGAGTAGTAACAGATGAAGATGACTGGAAGGGTCTATGGCAGGAGGAAAATCTTTACTATCACGCCGCAGGCCCAATGACCGCCCGTGAATTTATGCAGTATTTTGGTACAGAAGTTATGCGTAAAATGTACGAACCAATCTGGGTTAATTCCTGCATTAAAAAAATACAAAGAGAACAATCAGCACTGGCAATTATTGCAGACGTTCGCTTCCCTAACGAGGCGAAAGCTATTGAACAAGCCGGTGGCAAGGTTGTGAGATTAACACGCGAGGTTCACGAGGATAACCATCCGAGCGAAGTAGCTCTGGATGACTACCCCTTCACAGATTATATTGACAATAAAATTGAAAGCATCGACGTTCTGATGGTGAAGGTTAAACAATTTTACCGTAGCCTAAAGGAACAAAATGTTAGTAACCTATGTTAGAAGTTCATCATATAACAATTATGATTTTTGCCAAATGCAGTATTTCCTGACCTACAATCTAGGTTGGAGAGGTTCTAGCGGTAAACGAGCAGATATGGGAACTATGGCCCACAAGGTCATGGAGATTCTTGCTGGACTTAAAAAGTTTCAGCAGGACAATCCTCGTAGAAAATGGCTAGAAATTGAAGATGATAAGTGTGGAAAAGTCAGAGTTAGCAAGGATGATCTCTACACTGACGCTTTTGTAGACGAATTGATCTCCAGATCCATCAAGGATTACGGCGAAACATCTGCCCATAAATTCTACCGTAAAGAGCGAAAGGAGGTTAGAGACACGGTTTATACGTTTCTTACCCATAATGGCGGTCAATTTGACCCTAGACAAAGAAATGTATACTATCCAGAGCCGCATTTCGACCTGCCAATCGAGGAAGATTGGGCAAAGTTCGACTTCGTAGACGCAAACGGCAATACCCAAAAAGGGCAGTTGGCTATCAAGGGCACGATTGACCTCGTTACACTTCTCGACGAAGATACGATTGAGGTAGTTGACTGGAAAAGCGGTCGTCGCCTGAATTGGGCAAGTGGTGAAGAAAAAACATACGAAAAAATGATGAATGACCCACAATTATTGCTCTATTTCTACGCCATGTCCAAGATGTTTCCCGATTTCCCCAATAGAATTATGAGTATTTTCTTCTATAAAGATACTGAAGGGGAACCAGATCCTACACCGTATAGCTTCTGTTTTACCAAGGAAGATGAAGATAGATTTCTAGGTATGCTGAAAAAGCGGGTAGAAGAAATTAGACAGAATACCAAGCCATCCGTACTAGATCCTACGAGAACTGACTTTAGATGTAAATATCTGTGTCATTTTTGTAAGAACAGCTTTGAAGGCGAGACGGATAATATGTGTATAACTATAGAGAAGGAGTTAGTTCAGCTTGGGATGGACGAGGTGGTGAAGAAACGCACTGCACCCGACTTTAATATTGGATTCTACGAGGCACCCGGATAATGAAAAGAAAGAATTCTTAAAGATTTCTGTCGCTGCGAGTCTAGCCGCAGTAGCGGGTTCGCAGCCTGAACGTGTCTCTAATTACAAAAATCACATAATGATGACCATAACGGTCGTGGGAGGCGAATAAGATGAAAAGGCGAGATTTTTTAACTTACGGAACTAGTTTTCTTGGTGGAGCATATCTAGCGAGCGACAATATCGCTGTTTCTTATGCTGATGAATATTCCCCCAAAATTACTAAAAACGACAAAAGCGTAATCTTTCTGTGGATGGGTGGAGGAGCGACTCACATCGAGACATTTAATCCCATCCCAAATTCCACAGTAGAAAGACGGTCTGCCACTGGTCATATAGAGACTAAAATTCCAACGGTAAAGATAGGTGGACTCTTCAAGGAAGTAGCTAAAAGATCTGATAAAATTAACATTGTCAGAAGTTTCGCTCATAAAGATTCTAACCATCAAACTGCTACTCATTGGGTTGTTGGTGGCGAGAGAAACCAAGGCAGTACTGTTCAGAATTATCCTAGTTACGGAGCTATGATTGCTGGCTATTACGGGCCAGTATCTCAACCTCATGGTCTACCCACCTATATTAAGATGAACAAAATTGATGGGGATGGAGCAGCTTTTCTTGGTCAGAAATATATGGGCTACGAAGCCAATAGAGAAGGCGTAGGCGATCTCCAGTTAAAGATGTCTAAGGAAAAATTCATGGAGAGAAAAGGTCTGCTAGACTTAGTAGAGAAACATTCTCCCTTCAAAGGACGAGGAGAAGACTGGAGAGAGTTCCAAAATCAAGCTCTCACGGCTATAACCGGCAAAGCGGCTGAAACTTTTAGAATTGAAGAAGATTCTAAATACGGTACATTTAAGGATGATCAGTTAGGCAAGGATGCCTTAGCCGCAGTTAGAGCTATACAGAACGGTGCTAAGTTTGTAAATATTCAGTATGGTGGCTGGGATATGCACACCGGAATGGTTAACGCACTAAACAGCAGACAGGTAACGCTAGACAAATATATTGGCTTGCTGATGGACGAGTTGCAAGCTAGGGACTTGTTTGAGAACACCCTTCTGGTTGTCGCCACAGAGTTTGGAAGAACACCTAAAATCAACGGTAACGCTGGACGTGATCACTGGAGTGGAAACGTACCACTAATGTTTGCTGGTGGCGGCTACGACTTGGGCCGTGTAATTGGAACCTCTAACGCAAACGCTGAATTTCCAGAAGATGGTGAGTGCGGCCCTCTAGATTTAAGATGGACTGTGTTAAACCATATGGGAATCCAAAGAAACAACACTTGGATGGGTATCAATGGAAGACCAATGCCGATTACTGGTAATGAAGAGAAGAATATATTAACAGATATCCACGTAGGCGTAGGATAATAAAAAGAAGAAAATTTTATTATTATTAGTTAGAGTCGCAACACTTACCAATACGGTATAAATTATTTCCTCGATTACAACCTTATAGGAGTTAAAAATGCCCCTACCAGAAAAGCGTGACGGTGAAAAGCCCGTAGAATTTATTGCTCGCTGTATGAGTGATCCAAAAATTAACAAAGAATATCCAGATCAGAAGCAGCGTACAGCGGTCTGTATGAGCAAAGCCTGTGATGGGATGTCTCATATCGAAGCTGCTGACTTCCAGATCAACTTTGAAGAATATGGATTTACAGAAGAGCTTACAGAAGATAACTGGTACTGCCCTGCGGAAGCAGAGTACGAAACAGATATTGACTGGAATGAGCCTACAGAAGAGTGGGACATCTCAGAAGCCAAGCCCGGACTCTGGGAAAATATTCGTAAGAAAAAAGAACGCGAAGGTAAAAACTACAAGCCAGCAAAGAAGGGCGACAAAGATCGACCTGATCCAGAGGCTTGGAAGAAAGCCCAGTCGCTATGGAAGCAGACCGTTGCTGAATACGAAGAAGGTCAAATGCAACGTGAGCAACTGATGAAGATGCACCATCAGCTTATGGAAATCGAAGAATACCTAGAAGGCGTAAAGTTTGAAGATTGGACTAAAGATATGATCTCTAAAGCAGAGATTTATATTCAGAACATTTATGATTTTGTTGAAGCTAATAAAGCAGAGGCCAACTTTAAATACGAAGATCCTAAGACCGGTGAAGTTTATACCTATAAACGTAAAGGTATCTACAAGAAAGATGGTCGCGTTCTTGTTCCTGCTCGTGCTGCGGAATATCAAGGTCGCAAGGTTCAGCTTGGTAAACCTTTCCGTACACCGAAAGGACCAAAGAAGTTCAGTGTCTACGTAAAGAATGACAAAGGCAACGTTGTGAAAGTCAACTTTGGCGATCCTAACATGAAGATCAAGAAGTCTGATCCTGCTCGTCGCAAATCGTTCCGAGCTAGACATAACTGTGATAATCCCGGTCCTCGTCACAAAGCTCGATACTGGAGTTGCCGCAAATGGTAAGGTACACAAGGAACTTTACAGATCATTCATCAAAGGATTTTATCAAAGTATTTCCAAAGCTGCTTGAGAAAAGGGAGCACCCTATCAACTTCCTAGAAATTGGATGCTTTGAAGGTAGAACATCTAGGTGGATCATAGAGAATATGTTAACCCATCCTGACGACACACTTGTTTGTGTCGATTGGTGGAAAGATCAAAAACTCTACGATCTTTTCCTAGAAAACATGAGTGGTCTTGAAAGTAAATTTCTTTCGCTTAGAGGAAAATCAGAAGATATTCTTCCAACCTTAGAAAGCAACTCCTTTCATGGTATCTATGTGGATGGTAGTCATGAAGCGGTAGATGTAATGAGTGACGCCATCCAATCATTCAGGCTTATTAAAAAGGGTTGTGTAATTTTGTTTGACGATTACCTATGGGAGAATAATAATGGTGGCCAAAGGCACAAGATGCCAAAAGTGGCAATTGATTGTTTTGTTGAAATGACTAAAGGGTGGGCTACAGAAGTTGTTTTTAAAAATTATAGGCTTGCAGTGAGGAAAAATGGAAGATAAGGATTTTTCTAAATGTCAATGTCCACAGGCGGGATGGTGCGATCTTCTTAAAAAAGAAATGACCGCCACCCCTCCTAATTGGCAGTGGTGTCAAGGACTGACAGAAGAAGAAAGAAAAAAATATCACGACAAGGTTAACGGCAAAGTGAGAACTATACGTAAAGCTATAAAAGCAGGTTCAGTAGACGTTGTAAACTTTGTTGATGATATTCCTACCCCAAAAAGCGATTACGCAGTTTGTGTAATTCCAGCAAATGACTCAGCAATGAATCTCTTGGAAGCTACACGTAGTAATATTCAAAACTATGCAAAAAAATGCAATGCCGATTACGTTGAATTGATAGGAGATCAAGTACCAGAGTTTCCCATATCAAATAAATTTAGATTACAACAAGTCACTCAAAGATATAAGAAGACACTCTTCGTTGATTGTGACATTGTAATAAAAGAGTCTGCACCCGATATATTCAAAATAACGCCAAATAATAAGATTTCTGCTTTTGATGAATTTGAAGTCTATCTAAAAAACCATAGGGGTGTTGACTGGATCAATGAAACCATGCATTTGATCTCTAAGAAACTTGGGGTTTCATATAGAAAAAACACAATGCTAAACAGTGGGTTTATGGTTATCCCCAAATCTTGCTCTCATTATTATTCTCAGCCTGAGATTCCCTACCCACGCCATTGGTGCTTTGACCAAATGTGGTTGACACTAAACACTCCCGCAAAAAAAATTAATAAATTGGGCAGAGAATGGAATAATGTTTTTGATGGGGCAGATTTTTGGAAACGATTTGAAGAAAGTTATGTTACACATTTTAACAATATGCAGGATGAGGAATCATTTCATCCAGAGTCTAGAAAAACTGTACTGTCTTCACTTTCAAAAAACACAGATATTACAGAGTTTGAATTAAAGACTAGATCAATTCAAAAAGTAGAAGAGTATGATCTTCCAGAAAACATGGACGAAGTAGAAATTGTATCTGTTCATTTCAATCCTACTAAGTCCGACAGTCTAAGAAGAACAAACGATTTATTTTTAAAGGGATTAAAGAATGTCGCCCCGTTCGTCAAGTGTTATGAAATTTTATTTGACGATCAGGAGCAAGAAATAGAAGGCTCAATAATCATCAGAGGCTCCCTAGAAAAAAATTGTTTGTGGCAAAAAGAAGCATTACTTAATGTTGCAATAAATAGCGTTGGCGAATCAAAAAAATATTTTATTTGGCTAGACCATGATATAATGTTTCTGAAAAAGGATTGGCTCAAGGAAGCTATAAATAAACTTAGTTCAGGATTTGATTTCTGCCAATTATTTTCAGAACTTGGTTGGGCCGATAAAACTGGAGACGTGCATCTTTCTAAAGTCGGAAGACTTGCGAAATTGAGAGATTGCGAGAGGTATGATGAATGGGATAATGAGGACATTCACTTCAATGCTCATGGGAACCCCGGACTTTGTTGGGCCGCTAGGGTTGACTCTCTAAAAAGAATGGGAGACAATCCATTTCCAAACGCTGTTGTTGGCAGTGGAGACGAATACTTTTGTATGGGCGTAACCAGAACAACAAAAGAAGGTATGAGTATGATGAGTGGACTCATGAGGAATCTTATAGCGAGTGCTTACCTCAGAGAAAACAAACTCAAATCGTTGGAAGGTGTAACCCAGCTTCAAAAATATATAGATTTCATGACTGAAAAAGTAAATGATATGTCTAAGTATTTGTTTAATTCGACGTTTATTGATGGGGCAGTTTACCATTTCTGGCATGGTGACAACAAAAACAGGCAATATGCATCAAGACACAGCATCATACAAAAGTGTGATCTAAACTTATACGAGGATGTTTTCATAAACGAAGATGGTATCTTTGAGTTGGTAGAGAATAAATATGAAGCATCAAAAAGATTTTATAAGTTTTTCCTAGATAGAAAAGAGGATTAGTAATGAAGATCAGTGCGTATGTTTTAAATACAATGCCAAAGACGTATTAGTGGAGTTTGTGGTGTCGCTAAACACAGACGAGTTTGTTTCTGAGTTTAAGCGTCCACCAATCATGTCTTATGGTGAGCGAGAACGTAGTTTACTTGGTTGTCAGTATGTAGATAGAGTAATACCTAACGTCGGAGGCTCTGACAGTAAGCCCGCCATTTTATCAGTGAACCCAGATATTATAGCGATTGGTGACGACTGGGCGAGGAAAGATTACATGGATCAAATGCAATTTACTCAAGAGTGGTTGACAGAAAATGAAATACTTTTAGTGTACCTTCCCTACACCAAAGAGATATCAACCACAGAAATTTTGAAAAGAATTGAAAAAAGACTTGCAAAATAGCCTTTCGTAGACTATAATAGGGTGAAGGACGATTGAATGACAAATATTGAAAGGAAAAACAATGAAGTGGTTCCCGCTACTGAACTACACCCACTATTCGCTACAATACGGCTTTTCCAAGCCAAATGAGCTTGCTAAGAAATGTAAGCAGAATTCTTACCCTGCATGTGGCATCGCTGATTACAAAACAATCAGTGGTGCTGTATCTTTCTACAAAGCCTGCATCGACAATGATATCAAACCTATCATTGGCTGTTCTTTCGATGGCTTTTCTCTCTTTGCCAAAAACCATGCAGGATGGCTGAACCTCATCGAGATTGTTTCTACAATTGATGCAGATGGTAATGAGGATCGAGGCACTATGGTTCGCCTAGCACGACAGGGCAACCTTATTTGCGTTGCCAAGTCTGAGGCTCTGTCTCCCGTCACAGGTGATGA